TTGTCTAAACATTGATGCTGTAATAGTTGCCTCATAATTTGGATATTCTGTTTCAACTCGAACAAGTGAACGACTATCTTCATGTTCTGGTTCCATAACTGAAACATTTATTGTATCAGTATAATACGGTGTTGTAAAACTTGGATTACTTTGTTGTACAGGTGATTTTGGTCTTTCAAAAATATTACCTTCAATAAGTGTTCCCATATGAGTTTTAGCTCGTGCCGGTATAAGTTTACTAAGTTGTTTAAATACAGATTGATCATAATATTTTATAATGTGCATGTAATCCCAAAAATTAACACTACCCGATACATACTTTTTAAAATATTCATTAGCTACATTTGCTAACTCTGGATAAGTATCTTTAAAATTGTCTCGTGGGTCACCAAGATATTGATTAAAATCTAAGTTTGCGAATGACTCAACAATATCATTATTTACTACATCAGTAGGTGAAAAGTAAATTCCAAGTTTTGGTGAATCAAGTGGTGAAAAATCATTAGCACTTACATCATATCTATTATTTCTACTTAATAATGCTCCACTACCACTTAACACATTATTTTCTATTCTTATCTTAGTAGCCATTCTACGATTAGGACCGTGATTAGGTATTATTGTTTTTGTTTTATCTATTACAGTTTCAAATGTATTTTCCCCTCCAAATCCTCGAGCACTACCACTTTGAGTAGAAGTTTGATTTGCACTTATATCTCTAAGTTCATCTCCGTCTGATAAGGCTGAATTATCATCAAATGAAAATCTCCTTACTAAATTATAATAAGATGAAGATGGACTATTACCAACATATGATTTTGGATTCTCAACATGAGTATTAAAATATTGTTCCTTTAACGGTTCAGTCCATAATCTAAATTCCATTAATGACCCACCAAATCTGGAAGCATTAAATCTTCCTGAACCAGTCCCTATACTATGACCACCTAAATAAAGAGTACCACTACCTGTCCATGATGCATTATAAGATTGAGAGGTTGAACCAGTTATTTCCATAGTTGTTTTTGATGAATGTATTATTCTATCTAAACCCGCTTCATATTTTTTTACAAATAAATCATAACTAAAATTATCATTGATAGAATCTGTATTAGCTTGTACTTTTCTTAAAGATATATCATCCCAATAAATTGTTGAACGAGGTTTTAAATTTTCAAATCTTACACCTAACTTTGCAGTATTAGGAAACTTCATTGTTTTCTGTACTACAATTTGTTTCCATTCTGTTTCATTTAAACCAACTCTTTCAGAAGATTTTACACCACCATCTCTTAATTGATATTCAAACTCTTGGTCCCAATTAACAATTTCTTCATTCGAATCTAATTCAAATAAACTTAAACGACCTGCAGAGTCTACAGCGCTTGAAGAAACTTTAGCATATGCGGTAAACATATAAGTATCACCCATACTTACTGATGCTACTGATATGTTATCAGTTATATTATTAGGTGGTTTTTTATAAAATTTAGAAAACGAACTATCATCGTATGATGTATTTTCGTGACTTAAACTTTTAGTACCTGACCGTGCTACATTTGAACTACTAACAATTTTTATCTCACCGCTTTCAGCGTTATCAACACCTTTTATAAATGGTGGATTAAACAAACTAACAGTTTCAAATGATGGGAATGAAAATATCTCATTTTCAATTTTAGATTTTCTTAACATTACTGAATGATACTCACCATCAAATACTGGTAACAATGACGAACTAACTTCTTGTAATCCAAAAGAACCAGTTAACATAAATGAAACTGTTCCATAATTATCAGTTGAGTCATTGTCCTTTAATTTAATTGCCCATTCTGTATCTTTCTGAACAAGTATTTGATCTGACCCTGAAACTGCTCTGAATCTAAATTCAACTGTATCTGGTTTTCTACTACTATCAGAATCATCTGCCCAAGTAGTTTCTACATATTGTTCACCTTTAAATCTTAATGCTCTTGTAAATTTTCTTGCTATTTCAAATTCAGCTCTTTGATTTTGTTTTTGTAATCCTCCGTACTCTTTCACTCTCAATATAGAAGATGGTATACCATAACAATTCAATATACCTTTCAATGAACCAATTGTACCTTTAGCTTTTAATAAATAAGGTATAGCAGCTACTAATCGTTTTGTAATTTCTTTTGAGATATCCCCTTCAGGTGGTGATGACAATGAACCGGATGTATAAAGTGAATATGTAGTGCCACTAAGTTTTTGTCCAAACCCTACTCTACTTAAATCTAATAAATCTTTACCATCCTGTATATCCCAACCTAAAGATTTAGCTAAATTAAAAATTAAGTCTTTAGAAAATCCTTCACTCAAATCATTTTGTCTATCTGTAATATCAGCCATAGCTTGAGTATAAGTCCATATTTCATCAAACTGTTGACCTATCATATCAAGAAAATCAAAGAACTGTTTATTTTCTACATCTTCTTTTACATGAACTGGTAATAGATTTACTAATCTATTTGAATTATTAATATCATAAAGTGACGCACTATATAATTGACCCATTGATGCTGATACTGTACCGTACCAATTTATAAATGAAGCATTGGATGAAGTAACGGGTCTATATGGATCCGCAAATGTTCCTGATCCTGTCTTAGGCCACGTGGCGTCTGGAAATTCTCCCATTGAACTTGTTGTATATGATGAACTTACTTGATATAAATAAGTCTCATAACCATCTAAATTCTTTTTAATACCCCGTATTTTATTATCAACTGCTACTAAATCATTCTTAGAATTTGAAATACCCACTAATGAAGAGCTCTCAGCTGTATATGCTTCAAGTTGTTCAATTTTATATTTAAAGTTTTTTAATCTTTTTTCAGCTGAAGAAAAGTTAACAAAGTTTTCATAATTCGAATAATCTATATTCAGTTCAACAGATTTTTCAGTTAAGTATTTATCTTCAATTTCTTTTTGTAACTTTACATCTGTTGTAACTAAATCTTCATAACTTTGTAAATTTGTTGACCTTCTTGTTATTGGTGAATCTACTTGTGCTGTGTCGGGTACTCGTAACACCAACACATCTTCATCTTCTTGGTCATATGGTTTTAATTCAACTACTTCTGTTATTTGTGGTAAAACTTCTCTAGCTATGTATACTTTATCTTTTTCTTCTATATCATCAGGTAAAGGTTCATATAATTTAAATACCGCAGAATGTGGATATGTCTCAAATGTTTCACTATCAGTTTTTACATTTGTTGTAAGTAATAAATTTTCACCACCAAAGTGTAAATAAGTATTTAAATCTCTTTTATCACTTGTTTTAAATGTTACATTAACGTTTTCAAACTTATCTATTGGTTTTACAAATTCTTCAGTTATACTCAATTGAGATTTAAGACTATTCCAAGATTGATTTATTCCAATTTTGTTATCAGATATATCTGTAATAGTCGCTACGAATGGAACAAAAACTGGTATTGGTAAACCTAATCCTGGATCGGCTTCTGTAAGTGCCGTTTTATCAGCTACCATATCAACTTCAAAACCATAAATTCCTGCGGATACTGGTCTATCATCTTGATAACTTGATTGATTAATTCTAAACAGTTCTACAGAAATTACATATTTTCCTTCACTGCTTATTTTATTTCCAACATAATCACTACACGTAAATGTTATTTTTGATTCATTAGTACCTATATCTGCTACTTGATTATATGGTGTTTTTAATGTCCATCTATATTCTTCAATATTTCCCGTACCATACTTTGGAATTTCATTTAAATTTGCACTAATAGTGATAGATGCATTTAAAAGTCCGCGTATAGTTTCACCGGTTACTTCTAACCCATCTTCTATTATAAAATCTTTCTTAGCCATTTCTCTTTATCACCATGTAACAATACATGCTGGTAAATGTATTGTACTTGGTTGTCCGTCTTTAGGTTCAATAGTTAATTTAACACCCATATGAAAATTCTTACTCCATATTTTTACTCTAACTTCACTACCATTAGTAGAGTCTTCTGTAACCTTTAATAAGGAATTCTGTTCTGGTGTTGGTGATTCTATTGAAACATCTCCATCGTGACCACTTGAATGAGCTGATAGTTTCTTCCAGTCAGTATTTTTACCCCAATCATATCCAGTAATTTCCCATGTATATGTTGTAGATACATTTGGTTTACTTGAAACACTTTTTATAGAAAGTGTAGGATTTTTTGACGGATCTTTTTGTTTATATACGGGTGGGTCAAATATACTATATGCTAATTTATATATCCCTCTAAGATTCCTGGTTTCAGATTTAATCCCAGAATCATCAGCTGGGTATCCACTATCTTCAAGACCTACGAATCTATCATATATTCTACTCATGCTTCGATCACCTTGTACATATTCAGCGGCAGAATCATCAGAGATAATAAACTTTGCTTGAATCACATTACTTTCTACTTCGTTAGTTGGAGTAGTACCTGAACCTTGTGATGATCCAGGCGGTTCAATATATCTTTCAATAAATGCATTGTCTATTGATACAAACCCACCTACCATCTGTTTTATGATTGGGAAATTACCTTCTGCCTGTAATGTAGTACTATCAGGTTTCAATGCATCTGAATCTGCGGAAAAACTTAATAAATTAGGTAATGTTATTTTTTTAACTTGTTTTTGTGCATAATAAAAATCATTTAAATATCTATCATCTTCTATAGGCTGTGGTGCTAATCGTACTTCTTTTCTTGACGGTGATATTTCATGTATAAAATATTTATACTCTTTTAAAAATAAAACTTTAGCTGTATCTGAATGTGCTCGTCCTGTCATAATAGTACCACCTGGCATTGTATGATATTCACCGAACCATCTATTACCTTGAGAATCAACTAATATTGTTTCGTATGAACCTGCAGCTTTTCTTAAAAAATTATATTTTACAACATACCTACCTCTATCATAACCCATTTTTCTAAGAATAGTACCTGTATTTAATTTTACTCCGATATCATTATCATATGAATAATCACTTGGGTCAGCGATACCACTTTCTATAAAATTATTATTTGTATCATAAATTAAAACTTGAATATAATCATTTGAGTTAGTAGTAAATTCACCACCCAAATAAGCATCTTGAGCTGAAGCCAAATCTATTGTTTGACCCGTATGTAAAAGTTCTAAATCTTTTTCATTTAATCTACTCATTATTCTACAGGTTCTCCATCAGGGATAGTCTCTAATACAGTTTTATTGAGAGTCTTCAATCCTCCTAATGCATATCCTCTACCATAATATGTTGCCAAATCTGGAAATATTCTTTTTTGATTAGTGTCTATAAGCCATCTCCTAAAATCTTTTGCATCTTCATTTGTAACTACATCACCATTCTCTATATCATCTGGTAACTTTTCAGCAAACTTTGATTCAGCTAATTCTGAAATACTTCTATCTACTACTTTTTCTAATGTTTTAGTTTTTATATATCTTGGATAAAAATAATTATTTAATGTTTTTACTGACTCTTGTTGTTCTACAGTCAAGTAAGTATTATACAACGAGTTCATATTATTGCTTAATTGAGCATCTTCTATACCAGCTGTAGATATTATATCTTCAAAAGAATAAAGAACTCCATTTTGTCTAAACCCAGTTTCAGCGTATTCTTTTAATTCTTTTAAATATTTAGTTCGAAGACCTTTTACAAAAGACTGATAAAAATCTATGGTTTCTAATTCTGGTTTTGTGTAAGGCATTACAGCGATACCTTGAACGTAAATCCCTCATCAAAATATTGGTCAAGTTCTTCAACTGTTCCACTACCACTTACAACTCTATACTGTATAGAATAATATCTTTCAGGTTGATATCCGTCTAACCACAAGTTAAAATAATTACCAGTTGAATCACAACTTAGTTTTGAACCAGTTCCATATGGAACTATAACATCATTAGTTTCAGCATCAACTATAGAATAAAATGATGAAGTACTTGGTAAATATTTTACATTTAAATTAGAGGGTGTTGTTGAATATGTTTTAGCTGGAAATCTTTCTCTACCTACAAGTCTAAATCTTGCTTTAGATTTCTCTTTATATTCAGGTCTTAATCCTTTCATATAAATTGTCATATCTTCTAAAGCAGAACCTGTTAATGCTGATAATGATCCTGTTGACCATTTAGAATCATCCCAAACAACTTCTAATGTAGGTGGATATATTGTATTAGTGTTAGATGAAAAGAATGCAAAACTACCTAATCGAGCTGTACTACCTTCTGAAGCTGAAGGATCAGCATTTCCTATACTACCACTTCGTTTAATCATAAAACCATCATTTACAATTGAACCACTTAACCATTGATTTACAAGTAATGTAACATTCATTCTCATATCTTTAGTATTATGGTCATAAGAATGTGAGGCTTCAAATCCACTTCCACTCCACCAAACTCCACCTGAAGAGCTTACAGTTGAAGACCATGTTGTACCATTACTATCACCATATCTATATTTCCAACTCGCCCCATCAGCTGTTTGTGGATTATCGTATGAACGACCTGTACCCATATCCCAAGAACCACTAACTGGATATGCATATAAACTTTGTGATGTTGCCAATGCTTTTGGATTAGCGTCATACAAATTTAAAAAATATTTAGGATTTGTTATTCTATTATTTACAATTGATTCTGAAATATACGTTAAATCAAATTTCATTAAAATTCGAGAAACGTCTACAGTTGCTCCAGTCTCACTAACGTTTTTTCTAATTTCTAATACTTCATCTAAACCCGCGTTCAAACTGGAACTGACTTCGAAAAGAGTTGTGTCTTTTTCTGGAAATAAAAAATAATGCATTTACTTACTCCGTTATACCCAAACTATCACCAACAACTTTACCTTTAATATCGGCGTTGGGGTATTTAACTTCAAAAATACTTGGGTCTAAAGCTGGATATAAAACACCGTCAATTAAACTACTTCTTATATCATAGTAGTTACCAGAATATCCTTCTCCAGGTTTATATCTGTTTTCAATAACAACAGGTAATTTTTCAGGATTATTATCTGTAGGAGCTACAACTGATGCTACACCATCTACTAAAGATAATTCATAAGCTATATCAGACATAATAATTGGTTGACCTATTTGCCATCTATCAACATCGAAAAAATCTTTAACTGAGGCTACGCATCTTAAAAGTACATCATTTTTATTAAAACCTGCTTTTGTTAAGATAGCAAAATTAACTGCAATGTTAATTATATAAGCATCTTTAATATTAACAGCATCTGTAGCTAATCTGAATTGTGATAGATAAGTTTTTAAATTTTCTTTAACAGTTTGATTTAATGATGTTAATTTTTTATTTGAATCATATCCTAAAGAATACATATTCATTGCTAACGGATTAGGTGTTCTAACTTGTAATGATTTTATTGTTCTTTCATTATCAACATCTTCTTGAGTTACTTTTCTTTCTAATTCATCAGTACCTATAGACTTATTTAATTGGTCATCTTGTACTAAATGAGTTTTAGCTATACTACCATATTTAGGTGGTAATGAATATGCTCTTACAATATAATCTTCTTTTGTTACAGCTCTACTTTGAGCTTGAAAAAATGCCAATGCGTTTTCTCTAACTTCTCTAATTGATTCACCCGCTGACCCACCTGTAGCTGGTTTTGGATTAGTAAATGATACTGAATCTTTTGCATCTTGAACTAATGATGTTGTTAACAAACTATCTTGTATTGTATATGTGATGTTTGATATATCCGTAATATCATTAGCATTTACATTATCATCTATACCACCACCGTAAGCATATCTTACACTAAGAGTTGTAGCAGCTGGTGCTAATCCAAAAGTTTTAGTTTTTAAAAAGTTACTTGGATCAAAAGCTGTTGTTAAATAAGTAGGACTACCAGGTAAGGTTGACCCAACCATATCTGGATTCGGAATTATTTCTTCATCTGCGTTCTCAGATATTCCTGCTCCAAATCTAAGAACTGTTGAATCATTTTGATCAATATAACTTGTAAATCTTCGTGATGTTTTATTTAATTTTAAAATATAAGGTGCAGTATCTTTATTAGTTACTGATGTAGGGTCATTAGTAGAATTATTTTCCATGTCAACAAAAACTGTATCTCTAGCCAACGAATCAACTTCATGCCATGCATTACCGTCACTATCAGTTACAGATATTATCTCTATAACTTTAGGATTTGATAATTTAATTTGACTATATTTTTCTGCTGTACCAAATGTAAAAGTTTCTGTAGTTATATTCCCACTCTCAGCTTTAACTTTCTTTTTCAATAAAAACTTTGTAGGAGCTCCTGAATCACTTTCGAATATTGTAATTTCACGTGGGTCATAGGAACTTGAAAATTTAAAGTTACAATCTTCTAATGTTCTAAACGTTGTACCAGTACTTGTTGATTTAACTTGTACTCCCGCATTAACAGTTAATGCATATCTTTCATCAGGTTTCTCATTCAATGCTGGAATAGTTTGAAATACATCTAACACAACATTTGATGGTGCCGTAACATTTGGCTTGTATCCAAATGACTGAGCTATGTTATAAACGTTTCGTTTTTCTTCCGCGTATGCAAGTAACGATTCTCTAAATTGTGAATCAATATAATAAGAAAGTACATCACCAACATATGCTGCCATTTCTATGAACATCATTCCAGGTGATGCCTCATTAAAATCATTATATGTATTTGGGAAATATACTTTAGCGAACTCTATAAGATTATCTCTAAAATCACTAAAATCTTTATTAAGATAATTTACTTGTTTAACTACATTCTTTTTTATACTTGTTCGGGCCATTTAATTACTCCTAAACTCGCTCTGCTGTATAGCTTGCATCTACTGTTATTGCTTCTTGTGTTTGTGGATTCAATGTAGTAGAAAATTTTATTTCCACATGAATTTTATTTTGATCTTGTTCTTCAGTTAATGTATTAACTTCTTGTATATTAATATACGGTAACCAAATTGAAACTGCCTGTTTTACTTCTTCTTCAAGTTTAACTGGTAATTCATCATCTATTTGTTCAAAACATAATGCTCTTAATCTACTACCAAATTCAGGTTGTCCTACTCTTTCACCTGGAAATGTCAATAGTAAATTTTTTAAATTATGTTTAGCCTGTTGTAATGAAGTCTTTGTCATTGCAAAGTCATTAAATCTATCTCGTCTTATAGGAAAAGATAAACCAATATAAGTATTAGGATTTAAATCAGTTTCTAATGCGGACATTTATTTTCCTTTTTTATCCATGGCTTTCATTAAACCAGAATAATCTCTTGTTAAAGCATTTGTTATATGTTCAGGAACTTCACCTACAGACTTACCCGCTTTTTGTAAAGTATCTACTGCTACCATATCTCTTCTAACCTCTTCTGGTTTTCCATATCCAAGAAGTTCAGTCATACGACTTGAATCAAATGCTTCACCACTCATTGTTGGATATTCTTCTAATTGTTTATCTGTTTTTGAAAGTCCAACTGTTTCATTTAAAACTTTATTTAAAGTCTTATTAGATGAATAACTAATTTCTTCTTTTTTAGGTTTTGGTTTTTTTACTACCGCGTCTTGAAGTAAAGGTGAAGTTTCTTCTTTTATAAATATCTTTTGCACTTCTTTTTTTACTTCCTTACGGACTACTTCTTGTATTATTTTCATTAACTCTTTTTTTGTCATAATAACTCCTATGATGTTTTTACTTTATTACTTAACATTGTATTTGTAGCTAATTTTGTTTGTAAAGCAATTATACCGGCTTTAAAAGGAGCAGCTGCTGGTCCACCACCTGTAACAATTACTCCAGCTGGTGTGATAGCTGCCATAGCATTTGTAAAGGTTATATCCAAGTCCGTTAAAAAGTCATTTAAAAATGATTTTAAATCATCACCCCTTACTACGGGTTGATTAGCACCATTACCTATTTTTATTTGATCAGAATTTAAATTAATAGATTGATCTCCAATAATTCTAACTTCACCATTTTCACCACTTCCTTTAATAAATATACCGTCAGATTTTATTAGTATTTTTTTACCCTTAATTTGTTCACCGTCAAACTCTGTACCTGATAATCCGTCTGATGTTAAATAAATTGAACTATCATCTGAATCAATATTTTCAGTTATAAGATTACTATCACTTGTATCTATATTTGTTCGTATTTTAATAGATGGTTTATTTTTTTGACCATCAAAATGTATTGAATGTCCAAATCTACCTTCATATACAATAGAACCTTCATTTACTTGAATATGTTTAACATTTTTTCTTTCAAATGTATCACCATATTTTGTATTTTTTTCATAGATACCACTAGCACCTGGTATAGCGTTTTCGTTCGGTGAATTTTTTCTATTTATAATACTTGTATAATAATGTTGACCATTATATTCTGTAACTACTACATGCTCACCAATTAAAGGTATATTTGTTATATTAGGCATTAAAGGTAAAACTACTCCACCGAGTAATTCTTGATGTGGATTATTAATAAAAGTACCTCTTACTGCTCCATACGCTCCACCTCTAAATGACTCTTTTATAACCTCTCGTACTTCAAAAGCTTCTGATTCATGATAATCATATTGTGAAGCATTAATAATTTGTTTTACCATTGAAGCTATTCTGGAATAAGTTGGCATACCAGTTGGGTAAGACGTAGTTGTATCTACAGTTCTTTTATGTTTCCAGGCCATTTAACTTACCTTTTTTACTGATTCTATTTTGTTGTGTATTTTATCTGACTCTACTTGTAAATCTTTAACAACATCTTCCATTCCTGTAAGTAGTTGTGCTTTCTCTTCTTCTGATAATCCATATTCATCTTCAACACCAGCTCTACTTTCCGCGGAAATTAATCGTTGAACAACTCCTGCCATTTTTACAAGCTGGTCATCATTTTTTACATTAATTTCTAAGTACTCTTTTATCATCGGTACTATCTGAATTGCGGTGTCGCCGTCTTTAATAAATTGAACAAGTTCTTTCGTTAACACATCAAGTTGTTTACGATTGTATTGTGTATTATCGTATATGTCTTTAAAAAGAGAAGAAAGTGATTTTCCTTCAAAGATTTCGTAATCAATTGCCATAGCTTACCTTAAATATTATTACTCAAATATAAATATATTACAACCTAAAAACTTCTATATATAAATATATATTGAAATTTATTATTTGTATGCGTATATAGTTATTATTGAGTAAAGGGTTTTGAGGTTTTTACCGATTTACCCTTTTTTTCTAACTAACGGGAGATAACCGATGAAGGAAATCATAACAATGGTTAAAGGATACGTTGATGACTTAGCTCATCTAATGATGTCTTTTGTAGCTATAGGTGCTGTTTCTGAAGTAATCTTTGGATCTGGTATCTTTGGTGTCAAAGTTATTGGTAACCTAACATCTATCATAAACACATTCGGCGAATCGGGTTTCGCTGGACTCGTCGCATTGCTGGTGTTAGTGGGTTTATTTCGTAAGTAGGAGCGAAATAGGTTTGATAGCCCTACACTATCAAGCATATAAAAAAGGGAACTTTTTAGTTCCCTTTTTTTATACAGAAAACTTCAACCCTAATACGGCTGACCGAAGTTTGTTAATGAAATCTTCTTATTGTGGAGCTCCGGGGATTCGAACCCCGCTGATATCCTCCGTGCAAGGGAGGCGAACACCCCAAGCATTCCCGAGCCCCATACTTCGTGTCCTTAGACACAAGCTTTTTGACTATTAAAAAATACTTCCTGTATTTGAGGTATCTATATCTCCTGTCTCTGAAAATTCTGTTATCATATTAGCATAGAATTTTTTCATTTGATTTATTACTCTTGTGATATGTTGTGTATTAGAACCCGTCATTTCTCTAATCATAATATACAAAGCTTTTTTATTAAAGTTTTCAATGTTTAATCTTCGTCTAAATAATTCTAATACTGCATCAGCTACTAAAATATCTTTTTGTCTACGAAATACATTTGTAATATTATTTTCCCAATATTCTAACATTTGATTTACAAATTCTTTATTAAATTCATCAACTTCAGATTTTTCACTTTCACCAAATACATTTCTTTTATAATCTAAAGTTATAATATCATCATGTATTTTCATTTTTTTATAATTATTGTTATTATTTAAAATTAAATAATTTTTACCTACTATAGAAAAATATGAAAACGCTCTACCTTTTTCTTGTTTATATTTGGGTAATTGTAATACCATAAAAGATACCACTTCGTGTTTAACATTATCAAGTGGTACATCAAAATAATAAAATTTAAAAGTATGTATTAAATTCTCTGCCATTTTTTCAAATGCGGCTGCTATATGTTCTTCATAAATTCTATTTTTTATAGCTGGATTTGAACTCGCATTATATCGAATAATTGCATCTTGAACTGGTTGTCCAAAATACATTTTACTCTTTTTACGTCTTTTTTTCTTCACAACTTTAACAGGTTGCTTTATCGCATCTATCATCTTTTTCGTTTGTTGTTTAGTTGCTGGCATCAATCTCTTCTCCTCTTAAATTATCTAACTCATTTACAGTTTCTTTTATCTGTTCAAATATTGCACCTACTTCATCATCTGATTCAAAAGCTCCTTTAGCATCAATAACTTTCAAATCAGTTTGAACTGTTTCTATTCTTTGACTAAAATCTTCTACCCAAGTTTCTAACATTTCGGTTTTTTTATTTAAGTTCCAAATTATATAACCTTCAACTATAAACGCTACAGTTTCTATAGCTAATATTATTTCTACCCACATCATTTGTCTCCAAACAACTCATTGAATAAGTCTTTTGATTTTTCAGAAAGTATATCAGGTGTTTCATCTTTAACTAATGCTTGTTTCATATTTTCTACAGCTTCAGCTTCTTCTCGTTCTCTTTCTACTTTCAATTCTGAATTAAAAATTTCTTCGTATTTAATATTTGAATCTGAACTAAACATATACTGTTCTTTTTCCCATCGAGTAGCTAAACTATCTGCGTTATGTAAAAGATGTGGTAAATTAGTTTTTAAATTTTTACCTTCACCGTATCCCATAAAATAATCTTTATTAGCCTTTTCATACATACCATCAGTTAATCTTAAAGCGAGATATTCAACTTCATTCATCTTAATATCAAATTGACTTAACAACCATACAGACCTATCAGTAACAGTCATCCAATGTAAGTTCTCATCATAACCATACATCTTACCTTGATTTATTCTATGCCATTCTGATTCATTAGGAATATAATAATCATACTCTAAATTACCCACTTTACCTAAATCGTGATGTAGTGTACAAAATATAATATTCTCTTTATTGTATTCTGAAGTATGTAATCCTAACTCTTTGTACAGTTCATACAATCTTAAAGCAAATTTTGTAACATTTAAAATATGACATACATAACCTCCTGGAAATGCGTTGTGATAATATATCACTCCACTCGCTGGTGCGAACATCATTCTATCTTTAAAAAATTCACACATTTTTAAAATGTTATCTCTACGTTCACCTTCAAACGTATCTGTAATTAGTTCAATTACTTCATTCCATTTATCTTGTAATTGTTCTGGTGTTAATTTCATTTTTACTCCTATTAAAAAAATTTGTTTTTAATTATATCAACTTCATCAGTATTAGTATTACTCAATTTTTTATATAACGGTTTATACTTTTCAAATACTGTTCTCGGGTTATTACCCTTAACCATTTTATCAAGAGACATTAAAAGTTCATACATATCATTAGACAAAACTTGTTTTAAAATATAATCATGACTGTAAACATAATATTCAGCTTTTTCAATCGCTTCTTTAAAAACCATAAAATTATGTAAACGTATTGCCATAGTACATTGACCTTTCCATTTTATAGTATCATCCCAAGTTAATGCTTCTCTCAAATACTCATTATCAAATTCAGTAGATACGGGTAGATGTTTAAATACTTGATTCTGAAAACTATCATCATACTTAGGTATATTAAGAGATTGAAAAGTGGCCTTCTTAAAATTGTAATTATAATAATAAGAACCGAATACTACAGCTCTATCTGGTGAAGAACTATCAGTTGTAACAACTATGTCAGACCCGACTTCATTTAAAGATTTTTGTAATTGATTTAACATTAAAAAATCTGAAATTTTAGATATACCTAAAATATGAAAATACTTATTTGTATCTTTTAAATGTTCTTTGCCATTCAACAAAGACATTACTCCTGACATAAAGGTGTAAACGTTTCTACCTCCACCACCTACAGCCCAACCTTGAAATGGAAAATCTTTCATTTCATTATACCAGTTTACATATTCAAACTCATTTGTACCCTGAACTATATTTAAAAAATCTGTATTACCACTTTGTTTATCTGCAAAATATTTAAAATTGTCTTTACTAATTTTTAAACATTCTTCATACATACCTTCATACTTTATTTTAGGTGGGATATCTAAATTCATTGCTATATCAGAATTATGTTCTAACCAATTAAATATTTTTTCTCTAATTAACTTATCCCATTTAATTGCTCCTGAAGCTATTTGATATCCACCTGAATCACCCATAACTAAATTTTTATCTGTTAATCCTAAGTCATTTTTATAATCTTCTTTTCTATAATGATGTCCTGCGGTTATCAATATATCTGTATGCCTATACTTCTCAGGAAACTCTTCACTATAGAATCTAATAGATAAACCGTTTTTCAATTTGACATTTTTAGCTAATGAACTCCCCATTGCACCAGCCGAAAATGATGGAAAATATATAAACTTACTCATTTGTCGGGATTCACTATTACCATATTTTTTACTGCTATATAATCTTGAATTTCTTCTGACTCTTCATCTTCCCACGGATACACAATCCATTTATCTTCTTTATCTATTACTGCGTAATCAGGTTTTACAATTGATTGTTCGTGTTCGTGTATTGTAACATAACATGCGTTTTCACAAACATCTAATTTTTTATATGTATTTAATGTCGTACCAGTATCTGCTATGTCGTCAATAATAATAAATTTCTTATCATACATATTATCTAAATTAGCTAAATAAGGTATATCTAATATATGACTTAATATTACTGCCAGTATTACTCCACCTCGAGGTATACCATATACACCTTCATACTTAACATTTGTTTGACGTAAATAATCTGCAATATCAGTTACACACTCATCAACTAAATTCCAACTAATAAATTCTTTCATTTTAAATCCCTTATAAAATCATAAAATTCTTCTCTTGCTCTATCTGTATCTTTAAACTTACCACTTAACTTAGCCGTCTTCATAATAGAATTATGTTTAACACCTCGAACACAAGTACACATATGATTAGCTTCAATCATAACAGCTACACCTATATTATTCTCACATACATCATTAATATGATCATGTATCTGCATTGTTAAGTTTTCTTGTACTTGAGGTCGTCTTGAATAAAATTCTACAATACGATTTAACTTACTAAGTCCGATAACCTTACCTTCTGCTGTAGGAAGATATGCTACATGCGCTTTACCTACAAACGGTAAATGATGATGAGAACATAATGAATGTAATTTAATATTACCTTGAAATACCATACCATCATAACCATCAACATTATCAAATGCTGTAATCTTTGGTGGTTTACTATATACACCCTGAGCTAAATCATTTACAAAAGCTCGAGCTACTCGTTCTGGTGTATCTGATGAATTTGGGTCATTCTTCCAATCGAACCCAAGAGCTGTCATATAACGACCATAATACTCAGCCGCTTCTTGAATCATCTCGTCTTTTTCCCATTCTTTTAATATTTTATTGCCATTGGCATATTTTAATTTACTCATATTTTATTGGATCCTTAACTTCTAAAGTTGAGAAAGCTAACATTCTATCATTACAAGCTCCACATTTTCCACACGATAATCCCAAATCTTCTGGTTCATAACACGATAAAGTATTTCTGAATATAGTTTCTGAATCTAATTTTAATCTCTCACAACAAAGTAACGCATCTTCAACTATCAAATGTTTATATCCATCAACATAAGGTAAATAATAATTTATTTTATCTGATTCAACATTACCTTCTTTGAATGCACTTTCTAATTTATCAAAAAATATACGAGTACAATCTGGTGGTATTGTATGTGTACCGTCGTGTACACCCAATCCAATATCTACAAAAACATCTTTCTCTTTAACTAATGAAACTGCATAACCATATATTAAACTTGAAAATATCGCATTTCTATTTGGTACAAAATTTAATTTCATTTTATTTTCATCTGTCTTACCAGTCGGTACATAAATAGCATCACTTGTTAATGAAGATTTAAACTTACTCATAAAACTTGATAAATTCATATTTGTATGAGTTATATCAAATTTATGAAACTTTAAATATCTCAAATTTAAATCTAATCGTCGTAATTCTATTTCATTCTTTTGACCGTAATAAAAACTAATAGCATGAACTTTATCATAGTCTTTATCTAATAAATGAATTAGTAATGAAGTAGAATCTAATCCACCGCTGATGCTTAAAACAGCTTCTTTACTCAACTTTACTCCATTGTCTATAACCATATACATTCATCATTAAAACAAATATACATATTGCAATTTGTGGTTTAGCATTTATTAAAATTCCATATATTAGAAATAACATATTACCTAAACCCCAAACGTGAAAACAATATATTTTCTGTTTAGCATTAAAATAATAACCTAACAAAACGAATATAAATCCTAACCAACCTGTCACTTCAACCATTAAACTCCTCTTATATCTCCATAGGTTATAATATGTAACCTATCTGTAAAATTATATCCTTCTTTTGTACACAGTTCCATTAACCATTTTCGTCTTTCATTTAATTGTTTGGGTTCTATTCCTTCAGGCATCAAATATACTTTTCGATTAGGTACCCCTAATTCGTCTTGTAATTCCTTTACTTCTTCTAAATCTTTCTCATTTGATATAACTGGTTTTAATTGGTAATCTGAATGTAAGTCAAGTAACAATTTCATTGCCTCATAGTTACAACGCCACTTCTCGTGTTTCTCTTTATCTTGTTCTGTAACTGTTCTATTCAAATATGGCATCCAAGTTCCAGGTCTTGGTGTTGAGTTTGATAACTTTGGTGAAAGAGATATTAAATCTGCTTGAGTACTTACTGATTCGCTACCTTCTGTTTCTATCGTAACATAATGATGATGTATTTTGGCCAAGTTACACAAATCAACTAACAGTTCTCTATGTAAAGTTGGACCTCCTCCTGTAATCATAGTATGTTTAATATGAGTATTATCTGAATAAAATTGGTCAATATCATCATAAGTAAACTTACCTTTTTCTGGTCCCCAAGAACTATATGGTGTATCACAAAAAGAATTTGCAAATTGACAACGTAATCTACAACCTGTAACTCTAATTAATATATGTGGTACACCTGTTAATTTTCCTTCACCTTGTAAACAGGTGTAAATTTCATTTATAGGAATAACTTTTTTAGAGCTTTCTATCGTCATACTCCACTATACCTTTATGAGTAGCATACTTTTTAATATGTTCATAATTTCTTTTATAAAAATTTTCTTTCTCAATATCTGGAATTGATTCTTTATAGACATCTGTATAACAATTTGGTGTTTCATTCAAACGAATATGATGTATTTCTAATCCTTTATAATCTTCAAAAAGAATCTGTTGAGCTAGAAATATTTCACGAGCTACATTTTCTACTGATGGATTACAATAATCTTTACCATTTAAACTCATCTCATATAATTTAGTTTCAATGTCTATTAGAGTATTAATAAGTAACGTGTCGTGTGGATTAACTATAAACCCGTGGTCCATCATATCATCTATCCATTGAACACCAACTCTTTTTATTTCTTTGAAATCAATTATATAACCAATCTCATGCATATCTTGAAAAGAGTAAGTTAGTTTAATATGATACCGATGGCCATGTGCGTTAAAACATTTGAACCTTTCGTTCATTACTCTATGACCAGTATCAAACCCATATTCTCGGGTGATTGTCTGCATTATAACCTCATTTATTTAATATTAATATACAACAATATTTATCATTTGTCAAGCTTTAATTTCCACTTACTACTAAATCGGTTTTAATTATCTTTGCCTTATCAAATTTATATGGTTTAACATCAATTGATTCAAGTATATCAATACGATTAACCCAACGTTTGTTCATAGTATCCCTAACTTGATAAACTCCATCCTTATTGGTTGTACCTTTAAGTAAAACGAAGTCACCATAATCTAGCCAACCTCCGAATCGTTTCAGAAGATTTCTACTCACCGCTATAAATTTATAATTGGACGCCTCTTGGGTCCTAATGCGCGTTCCATCTGCGAGAATGTTCGGTGTAGAATCGGTCTGATAACGAACTGGTTGATACATAGTTACTGTCACTATCATTCCCTCTGTTTCGTATTTAACCAACTTATCTTTCAATTCAACATTTTCTTTTTCTAAAGAAATTAGTTGTGCATTTGTTTTACTCATTAATCGTGTTGATACAACACCGTTAATGTATGTAATCAATACAATACACAATGCTACAATATATTTATTATTATTCATTAATATACCTTTTATATAAATAGTTAATCTTTTGTCTAAACTTACGTTTTTTTGTGGAGCTGGTGGGATTCGAACCCACGTCCAGTCTGTCTTCGATAATCAGTCATTCACAACTTGTTTGATTTCTAATAGGATAAAATCAACAAAACACCATCGAGTTCGTAACCTCGACTCCACTTCATCATCCCTCTGAAGTAAGGAATAGTTTTCCACTAAGGTAGGATACTATTACACCCAACCGTTTGTCTAACTTATTTTATGCTCGGGTGTTAGACAACCCAAGGACTTATGCGTATGCGTAAGTCGGTTCGTAATTTGAAACAGGTTCAACGAAATCGTCGGACACCATTTCTGATGTGGCTAAGTGCCAATCTATTACCAACCCTTGTAGCGATTTATCGCTATTTTGGTTGTTGAGTCTTTTATAGCGAGTCTTACTCAAACTCCGTTGCACTGTATTATCAATCAACATCTGTCGAAACCATTCAGCCCCGTATTACTTAGTCCGTTGATGTAACGTTTTTTGCTACTGGACCTTTTGTACCTTCTCCGATTTCAAATGTTACTTTTTGACCTTCTTGTAAAGTCTTAAAGCCTTCTGTTTGAACTTCAGAAAAATGTACAAAGTAATCTGTATCGGTTGATGTTTCGGCTACAAACCCGTAACCCTTTTTACCATCAAACCATTTTACTGTTCCTGTACTCATTGTTCTATCCTCTTAATATAATTATTTATTTTTACCAATTATCTTCTTCACCCTCTTCAGTATATTCTTGAAACGGGTTATCTATTTCTATTACTATTTCATCAATCACTTCTTGAACTAAAGACCAATCTTCAGTTTCATTTGCTTCTTCTAACTTATGCATTAAAACTTCTAAATCAAACATATTTTATTTCACTTTCGAATAAGTATTATTTTAATCAAAATTAAGTTAATAAATGTGGTGAGGCCTCAACTTGACCAGCCCTTGTAACTTCTATTAATTCTACTTTAGAATGATACTCAGAAATATTGTTAGCACCAACATAGCTGAAAGCACTACTAATTCCCTCTTGTATATCACCAATGATTCTTTTGACTTTCCCTTTGTATGGAATAACCTTGTGATTACCTTCCACATTTTTATTATCACCTCTTGATTTTTTAGAGTCCAACGATGCTGAACCTCTGTATTTTTTATATAACTGTTCGTTAGGCCACTTGCCTACTTTTTCAATTTCTCCTGGACTTTCTTTTGTACCAGATAAAAGGGAGCCCAACATAATCGTATCAGCCCCACAAGCAAGTCCTTTACACACATCACCAATATTACGAACCCCACCATCAGCAATGGTAGGACAGCCAAAGGTATCAGCAACGGCGACGCAATCAAGCAAAGCAGTAACTTGAGGGATTCCCACACCTGTCCTAATGCGTGTTTCACATAACGATCCGTTTCCAATGCCGACTCGTATCGCGTCAGCTCCTTTTTCACATAAGTATTGTACCGCTTCTCTTGTTGCAACCGATCCCGCAACAACTTCAACTCCCTGTATGTTTTTAATTCTTTCAATTGCTTCACCTACTAATTTATGATGACCATGTGCTACATCTATAAGTAGAACATTACATCCATTCTTAACTAATTCTTGTGCTCTCTCAAACCAATCTCCTGTAACACCAATTGCTGCTCCAAACTTAACATTATAAGTATATAAAGTATTTGTCATATTAGATTGTTTTTCAATTGACATAAACCTATGAATAATACCCATTCCACCCAACATATCCAATTCAATCACCATATCTAATTCAGTAATTGTATCCATAGGTGAAGACACAATTGGTAAATCTAATTTAATTTTTTTAGTAAACTGAGTAGATATATCTATCTTATCTCTATGTTCTACTTCTGAATATTTAGGAACAATATTTATATCATCATAAGTTAATGCTTTTTTCATTTTTTATTTTTATTCTTATTATAGACATCTTTAATTAATTTTACTAACCTATATTTTTCTTTTTTAGATTCACCTGATCGTTCTTTTATTAATTCTAATTGTTGTTCGTGTGTACGTTTATCTCGCACTACTTGTCTCTGCACCGCTTCTTCTTTTCTTTGCTGTACTCTTGCTTTGTTGTTATTTCCTCTAATCTTCATATTTTAAAATTCCGTACTTTATATTGTTGATAAAAAAAATCTATTGTATCTATATCTAAATCTTTCCAGGTCATCTTTTCTTCTTTTAATCTTTTTTTTATAAACTGTCCAAGAGTTATTTTATCACTCCTACGTTTCGTATATTTCAGCGTTCGCCGGTACATAAATTTCCCATTCACCACTATCTATAAGTGGTTTTGCTTTTTTGTATTTTAAATCTTTTGTTTCTTTACCATCAGCAATCATTTTTTAACTCCTAAATTATTTTTACTCATAATCATATCAGCAATGGTATCTGCTACTAAATCTGACTTCTCATCATCTATTGCATGTAAATCTGCCAAATAATGTCCAAACAAATG